TTCGCCTCGTAGGTTCGAATCCTGCGCACTGCGCTTGCCCGAAATCGGGCGTTGATGTGTGGCGGAATGGGTAAACGCTATGAAATGTCTATTGCAAAATGCAATACAGAGAAAGTATTTCTCAGGGACATTATGAGAAAGTAAATCTTTTCTGCGAGGTTCAAATCCTCGCCACATCAATTCCTTATCTCAACTTAGTCGGGTGCTACTGCAATAGTTCCGGTCGATGGGAGACTTATGGATGGTAGCGGTATCATTGGTAACAGAAAACCCTTCCGTGATTAGAAATTGCAGATTTGAAAGCGGTTGGCATGGTTTGATCTGACAGGGTTCGATTCCCTGTGTCGCTATTCGATGATAAAAACATTGTGGAATATTTATATCAAACAAAAGACACGGAATCTCACGAGGATTCCGATTTTTGCTATGATTGAGGGAGAAATATGACAAACTGCGTGAATTGCGGCGCACCGATTGAAACCGATAAAAAGGTGTGTCCTTATTGCAAAACTCCATATGATGTAAGCGGATTCAAGGCTGAAATAGGGGAAATGTTCGGAGAAATCACGATTGGTGGAAAAACAAGCAGAGTATATCTAGGAAATGTAGAACACAAGCAGTTATTAAATAGCGAGCCATATTTTGATACAGATGGTATTTTGCATCGTGAGATTCCAAAAACAATAAGAAAATTTACTTTAATTGAGGTGTGAATTATGACAAGTTGCTTGTGCTGTGGAATGTTAATACTTGATTCCGAAGTTGATAACTGTCCTTATTGCAAAATTCTATTTAAACAAATTCCGGCAAGGAACGTTCCAGAAAGTCAGCCGGAGAAGGTAGAAACGGCAATATTTGAAAACGTGGTATTTAATAAAGGGGATGGGCGTAAGAATGTGTGATTTTTGTCGGAATAAAAAGAAAATAATTGATGGTAAAGGAAATTTAGTTCTTTTTGGAGCTGAAAATAACATGATTTTCGACAATAGCGATGGAAAAGAGGTTGCAGGAGTCGTAAAAATTAATTTTTGCCCTATCTGCGGAAGAAAGTTGGTGTAGTGATGGCAGAACCTTTAAGTAAATTAGCGGAAAAATGTAAAAGTTGCCCAAAATCTAAAAAATGTGACCATAAAAGAATGGAATTATGCGCTTTGGCGGATTTGCCACCGCAAAATCTTGCAAGTGCTACACAAGGCATTTTGATGGATGCGGCAATGCCAGTTTTGAGAGAAGAAATAAAAAGCCCTTTAAGTCCATTTGGGTACAAAAACGAATTAGAAAAAGCACTAAATGATTTGCATTTTGGAAATATGTTTATGAGTGGTGTTTAGAAAGTTGGTGGAAGAATGAAACATCAAAAAGAATGGCGCGCTTGCGACAGGTGCGGGAAAGAAATAAAAGTAAAACCAATAAGTGAATTTGAATTTATGCCGATTGGTGATTATTTTACCCCAAGTCCCATTTTTGAAGATGGCAACGTAAGGGGAGAAATCAAAGAGATTCATTCAAACATATTATTTCCGTTTGGTCGTACATATGATTTATGCCCTAAGTGCAGGAAAGATTTTGAGGAGTTTATGAGAAATGACTGTTAATATGGGAACCAAAAACTATGAAATGAGCAGAAAGCAGGCAAAAGCTATTCTTGGAACGGCTAAGAAACTTGCAAATTGCAACATATACGGTATTGAAAAAGGCAATGTGGTGATTATGCTGAATGAAAAGTATGAGGACGATATGAGCCTTAAAAAAGCCGTAGAGGAGTATAAAAAGAAAGGGTTCAAGGTGCATTGGAAATGAAGAAAACGTGTTCAAAAATCATAATCAAAACTAGAAAAGGCGGCTACACAAAGATTTATGCCAATGGGAAATGGCAGAAGAAAGTATGTGTTATTGACTATCGCGCAGAATGCAGTAACAAGGATGGCATAAAGGTTACTTGTGAATTTGATAAACTGAAAACTGATAAAAACGGTTCGGTTATTTACGACCAGGAAAAAGAAGAATTTGCAAAAGAACACGTAGTTGCAAGAATTTAGGGAGGCAAGATTATGAAGAAGAAAATTATAGCAATTGCATTAGGATTGACATTGTGTTTAGGAATGACCGGATGTGCATCGTGGGACAGATTTGTGGTAGACATGAAAAGCGATGCAAATGGCGGTATGCAGAGAACCATTACTGTATACACGGCAGATGGTAAAGAACTTGCAACATATAAAGGCAAAATTGACCTTAGTACAAACGATGGTGGATATGTCAAGTTTGACTTTAATGGCAAGAGATATATCTACTACAACTGCTTTGTAGAGAGCATTGCAGATATTGATTAAGTGATATTACCGGCTAACAAACGGAGTTAGTCGCTACCCTAAAACAGTTATAGGCAGAGGTCAAGGCACTTCTGCTAAAAGGCGGAGGTGCTTTTTATTTGGCTTCAAAGCAGTTAATCAATGTAGTAAATGGATATGAAAACTACATACAGAGAAAAGGCGTTGATGAACAGGTAATAGACGCATACATACAAGCCATAGCGGTTGCCTTAAGGACAGAGCATGACGTTGATTATGGATTGAAAATATCCGCAAGGGCAAAGCAACTTATAGCAAGCTATGTAAAGCAATATACAGGTGGAAGGGTTGCAGACTTAGAAGTGTATGCCGGGGAACATGATACGACATACAAGGTGCTTCAACAATTCTACGATGTTTTGATGTATGAATCAGCCTATCTTGTGGACAGCTTTTTTTATTACATTGAAATTGACGAAAAGGATCCGTGGAAAAGATTTTATTTCCCAAGAAGAAAAGTGCTACAACCTGTAGTCGGAGCATACCAGGAGATTTATGACGGAAAATTGGATTTTCTGTCTGTATCGCAACCGAAAAGAACCGGAAAAACAACAGGCGGTTTGAAATTGGCGCAGATGATGGGTGGACGCGACCCGGACGGAAGTATATTCGGTGTTGGAAAAGGCGAAGGACTTGTTAAGCGATTTTATGGTGGCTTATTGCAAGGATTTGAAACAGAAAGCACGTACAATAGATTCTTAAGTGTTTTCCCGGAAGCAACAAAGATAGGCGAAAAGGACTATAAAAGTGCTGAAAATCTATCAATCGACCTTAAGAGCAAAAATATTTTCCCAACATTTACCTGTAGACCTATTGATGGTGCAATCGTAGGATGTACAGAAGCAAATGTGCTTGTCTATATTGATGACTGCGTTAAAAACCATGAGGAAGCACGAAATAGAGATAGATTGGAGTTCCTTTGCGAGAAAGTAACAGATGATGTTCTCGGTAGACGATTA